TCGTCAGATTGTTCAAGAACTGGAATACGGCGAAAACTCAACTTTCGGTTGGTACAGCGGATATGACCCGTTGAATATCTCGCCAAGCGAAGTGTTCACCGGTGCAACGTTTGACTGGAAACAGTGCAGCGTTGCGGTGTCAATCAGCGGTCTTGAAGAACTGATGAACAGCGGCATGGAACAGATGATTGACCTTCTGGAAAGCCGTATCAGCAACGCCGAACGCACAATGAAAAACCAGATGGCCGCAGCGGTCTATGGTGACGGTACCGCCGATGGTGGTAAAGCATTGGGCGGTTTGTCCCTGTTGGTCGCTGCAAACGGTCAAGGTACCGTTGGCGGTATCAACGCAACGACATGGACGTTTTGGCGCAACGTAGCGTTTGACGCTACCACAGATGGCGGTGCAGCGGTTACACCCGCTAACATTCAATCGTACATGAACCGTGTATGGCTGCAATTGGTTCGTGGTTCGGACCGCCCGGACCTTATCGTCGCGGACAACAACTACTACCGTGCGTACCTCGACAGCTTGCAAGCGCAACAGCGTTTCACAAGTCAAGACATGGCTACCGCAGGGTTCGAAAGCCTCAAGTACATGAGCGCAGACGTTGTGTTTGACGGTGGTATTGGCGGTGCCGCACCGGTGAACTCGATGTACTTCCTTAACACGGATTACATCTACATGCGCCCACACAGCCGCCGTCAGTACACAGCCTTGTCACCTGACCGTTTTTCAACTAACCAAGACGCAATGGTTAAGTTGATTGGTTGGGCCGGTAACATGACTACTTCGGGGCGCAAGTTCCAAGGTATTCTGAAAGACTAATTTAAAGCATATAGGGGCTAACACCCCCTATGTTGTGTTTCAACTTTTGGAGTAAGAACAATGCCATTTAGAACATCTGGAAATACGCAGCTTGGACAGCAACCGTTCACCCTTGCAGGTGTGGACACTGTACCGCAAGTACCGCTCGGTACTACCATCCGTGGGTTTGACCCCCTACTTGGTGAGGGTGAGTTTATCTACCTTAGCGGCCAAGCGGGGATGGTGGCGGGTGACGTAGTAGTATACGACCTTTCGCCTTCTGGCGTTAGTGTAACCCGTTTGTCACACAACGTCCCTGCTAACAGTGGCCGACCCGTTGCCGTTGCAGTAGTACCTGTTTTGGCTGGTCAGTTTGGCTGGTATCAGATTGGTGGTTGCGCTATCGTAAGTGCCGTTGCTGGTACTGTTGCTGGGGTAATGATGGCTACTTCGACGGCCGGTAGCGTTGGTAACCCCGCCGACCCCGGCGACCAAATCCTCGGCGCTCGTTTTTCGTCCGCCGTTGGTACGCCGAGTGCCAACAAAGCGTATGCGACACTTAACCGTCCACATCTGCAAGGACAGATTACCTAATCGCAGTAGCTTAGGCTAGCGCGTGCGGGGCCGGTACGTGTGCATCCTACGTACCGGCCCTTAACCAAACGGAGTAAAAATTATGAGTGATGGACTTTTTATAGCACCGGACAGAACCGCGCTGCGCTTCCACTACACTGCGGTACAGAATAACTTTCTTACCGAAACACACGGACGTCCAATCTTTGACAATGTACTGTCAGTAGACGTAATGACGCCGGGTTCTAAAGAGAGTATGCCAACTCTTGAGATTGAGCGCGTTTTTAACGAACTCGCAAATCGGGAACCACGTGTTAACCGCGAACTGTACGAACGGTACCGTGCGCAAGTAGATGCGTTTAAAGCCAATTCGTCGGAAGGTGCGATTGAAGGCACGCCAATTGCGCAATGGTCGGGTATTGACCCCGCACTTGCAGCCACGTTACGCGGTGCAAACATTTTCACCGTCGAACAGCTTTCAGTACTGCCCGACAGCGCACTTGGCATTATCGGTATCGGTGGCCACACCGTGCGCGAAAAAGCGCGTGCGTTTGTCGCCACGGTCAACTTTGCTGGCCCCGCCGAACAGACCAAAGAAATTGCACACTTGCGCGAAGAAAACGCAGTGTTAAAAGAGCGTTTAAATGCTTTGGAAATGCAACTATCGGGTAAGTCGGATGCCGTGGCAATCGCACCGGCACCCGCAACAGAACTGCCCGTACCGGCACCCGCCGCACCGCTTGGTGACTTAGGTTCTGTAATTTAAGTTAACAGGGGGGTACCGTCGTGTCTTTGTCCAGCATTTGCAAGTCTGTCCTAGCCGAAACGGGTTGGACAGTACTAAGTACGATTGCATCTAACAGCGACGGCACGGCGGTACAAATTAAAGAACTGGCGATAACCGAACTTGAAAACCTTAGCCAGCAGTATGACTGGCCGCAGCTAGAAGTTGCGTACAGTTTCGATACGGTTGTAGGCCAGCTTAATTATGTAATGCCCGACGACTTCAACAAAATGGTGACGGACAGCGTATTTAACGCCAGTCAGTACTATTCTATTCGCGGCAGCATAGAAATTCAAGAGTGGCAGTATCGCCGTAACGGCATGTACGCGTCACTAGACCGCCAGCACTACCGCTTGACGTTCAACGGGGTAAACTTCGTTTTAGAACTCGCGGCACCGCCTACGCAAGTCGAAACGTTGTTGCTGGAATACCAGACAACCGAATATGCCCGCGCCGCCAATGGCACATCAAAGCCAGTTTACGAACTAGACGATGACGTATCTAAAGTACCGGAAAACCTTATCAAGCTTGGCCTTAAATGGCGTTTCCGCATGGCTAAAGGTATGGACTATTCAGCCGCACTATCGGAGTACAACAACACGCTTAAGCAGCGTTTTGCAAACGTACACAACGCGGCAAGCATACCGGTAGGCGGACGCCGCTTGCTAGACACTAACCCTGTAACTTCGGGGTACGTGCGTGATACAGGGTTCGGACAGTGATACAGTCGATGCGCGTCAATACGCGTCAACTGCACGTACCTAAGACACTGCCCGCGCCTACGGGTGGTTTAAATGGCCGCGACCCGTTGCCTGTCATGGACAACCGCGATGCCTACCGCCTAGACAACTGGCTACCGAATACAGGCACCGTAGACGCCCGCAAAGGGTGCCAAGCGTTCGCAACGGGCCTCGGCGCACCTGTACGTAGCCTAGAGGTATATTCGGGCGCAGCGGGCGACAAGCTACTTGCGTTCGCTAACGGTAACGTATCGAACGTGTCAACCGGTATACCGTCAGTATTGGCAAGCGGTAAGTCAAGCGATGAAGTTATAGCCGCGATGTTCTCTAACGCCGCCGACAATTCGCAACACTTGCTTTGCGTAACTGGCGTCGATACACCTTATCGGTATGATGGTACGAGCGTTAGCAACTTAACAATTACTGGCGTGACTGGTTCAGTGTCAACACTAAACTACGTATTTGCATTTAAAGGACGTGTATACTTTGCACAACGCGACAAGCTAGGTTTCTATTACTTAGCTACTGGCGCGATACAAGGCGCAGCGTCTTTTTACGACTTAGGCCAAGTGTCGAAGCTAGGCGGCTATCTTGTCGCAATTGCTTCGTACTCGGACGGTAGCGGTGAAACACCGCAAGACTATATCGTGTTTATCACGTCAAAGGGTGAATGTATCGTATTTAGCGGGTTCGACCCGTCAGACGTCAATAACTGGGCGTTGGTAGGCCGGTACTATGCCGGTACACCTATCGGTAAAAAGTGCACTTTTAACTATGCGTCTGAACTGGTACTCATAACGCTAGAAGGCGCAGTAGCCTTTTCAGAGATACGGCGCGTAGGTGATAGTAAGTCAAAAGGGGTGGCCACAAGCGAATACAGCGCCATAACGTCCAAGCTTGGTAGTTACTTATCGGACCTGTCAATGAACGCGTCTGCGAATGGCTGGCAAGGTCTTATTGCACCAACGGAAGGGTTGTTGCTGATAAACGCACCTGCCACGACTACACCTAGCGGTGCATACTCACTGTTTGCGATGAATACTAAGACAAATGCGTGGACGCGCATAATTGACTGGAACGGTATCACGTATTGCGTGTTTAACAAACGTCTATACTTTGGTAAATTTGACGGTACTATAAACCTAGCGTTCGAAGGCTTCAACGATTTAGGCGAAGACATACGCTTAGACTGTAAACAAGCGTACGACTACTTTGATAACGGTGACGGCGCTAACAGTGCGTTCATGCGTAAACATTTTCAGTGGGCGAATATACTGGTATCGTGCAACGGCACGCCGCCACTATCGGCACAATTTAACGTAGACTATGTGGAAACACAACCAGACTATTTAAATGACCTTGAAGATAGCGAAGGTGCGGAATGGGACGTTGGTACGTGGGATTTAGTATCATGGGGTACCGACGAGTTTACGCAACGCGTGCTTGTCACACTAAACAAAACGGGCGTAGCCGGTTCACTATGGCTACGTGCTTCGATTAACGGCCTGTCTTTACGATGGTACGCAACTAACTACGCGTTCGAACGGCTATCGGGGTTACTGCTATGATTGCCGTGCCAGCGGGCGACAAGACGCCTATGGTACTGCAATACGTATCAGAAAAAATTGGCGTACATTTTAATCCCGGCATGGCTACCGCTTTCGCCGTGCTAAACGACAATGGCGAGTTTGTGGCCGGTGTTGTGCTTTCCAACTTCCGCGTACACGATATAGAAATATCATGCGCGACAGAAACAAGCGTGGCGTGGCGTCCGCACATAATGCGTGCAGTATTTGAATACGTGTTTGTACAGCTAAAGTGCGCAAGATGCACAAGTATCGTTACTAAAGGTAATGCGCGGTGCAGAAGTTTTTTAAATGGCCTCGGATTTAGTCTTGAAGGTAACGTACGTATGGGCTATGACGGCAAGCGGGATGCGTTGATTTATGGCTTATTAGCTAGTGAATGTCGCTATTTAGGGGGTTTCAATGGGTAAGAAAAGTGGGCCAGCAGCGCCCCCGCCGCCAGACCCCGCAGCAACCGCAGCGGCACAAATGGCCGCAAATAAAGAAGGTGCGGTGGCGCAAGCTAATTTAAATCGTATCGACCAGTACACGCCGCAAGGCGCAATCACGTACACGCAAACGGGAACCAATGCGGACGGTACGCCTAAGTTCCGTTCTGACCAGACGTACAGCGCCGACGAACAAGCCAAGTACGACCAGAACAACAAGATTGCAATGGCTTTAAATACTCTTGCCGGTAAGAATATCGGACGTGTGGACGAAGCGCAATCTAAAGCGTTTTCGTACGATGGCATGACGCCGATACAAACGGGTGTCAACACTAGTGGTTTACCAAAGCTGGCTGGCGGCGATGACTTTAGCGCAGACGCACGCCGCGTTACAGATGCCGTGTACGGCCAAGCAACGTCACGTTTAGACCCGCAATTACAGCAGCAAGAAAGCGCAATGCGTTCACGTCTTGCAGCAGCCGGTATTGCCGAAAATTCGGACGCGTATCGCCGCGAAATGGATAACTTTTCCCGCAACCGCACGGACGCGTACAATCAAGCTAACTTTAGCGCGATACAAGCCGGTGGTGCAGAACAGTCACGTTTGTTCGGCATGTCGCTTGGTGCACGCAACCAAGGCTTCAACGAAGGCGCAGCGAACCTGTCCACCAACAACAGTGCACGTCAGCAACAGATACAAGAAGCCACGTATTTGCGCAACTTGCCACTTAACGAGATTGCCGCCCTTTTGGGTACGGGCGGTGGCGTCAATAACCCGATGTTCCAAAACGTTGCACAAGTTGGCGTTGCGGCACCGGATTATCAAGGCGCAGTATACGCGAACTATAATGCGGCTAATCAGCAGTACCAAGCGAAGCAACAGGCACGCAGTCAGATGCTTGGTAGCATTATGGGCCTTGCCGGTTCTCTTGGTAGCGCAGCAATTACGTCTGACCGCCGCTTGAAAGAATTTATTACACCCATTATGCGCGATGCACGCGGCCTTATGTGGTACACGTTCAACTACATCGGTAGCGCCGCCAAACAATTCGGCGTCATGGCACAAGAGGTACTAGACGTTGTACCGGATGCCGTTGTGACTATGGATAACGGTTACATGGCGGTAGACTACGGAAAGTTGCGTTATGGCGTTTAACCCTGTAATACCTGAAATAACCAAAGCGTACGAGAACGACCCGCGTACGAAAATTGCGCAAGCGTTGATGCAGCAAGGCGGCAGTACTGCGCCAGTTGCAGCGGGTAAATATGCTTGGGTGGATGGCCTAGCACGCGCCTTGCAAGGTGTTGCCGGTGGCTATATCACTAAGCAACAGCAAAAGAAGTTTAAGACACGCGAAGACAAGTACATGGCCGACATGCAAGCGGCGCTTGCTGGCGGACAAGCGCCCGCCGCGATGCCTATGCAGACGCCCGCAGCCGGTACAGATACGCCGTCTATGGTGGAAACACGCAACGCGATACGGCCTTCAACGGCCCCGCTTACGCAAGTTGACCCTAACGACTTTGTTGATGCCCCCGCCTTAGCCCCGCAAACGCCACCTATGGCGATGCCCGCCCCACCGATGGCCCCACCTAGCCAAGCTGCGCCTATGGCCCCCCAAATGGCCCCTGCGCAGGGCATGGCAACGCCTCCGATGGCGGCACCTACGCCGCGCCCTGCGCTTGACCCTACAACGCTCTTTATGAAGGGCATTGTACCGATTGAAGGTGGTACAGACCGTAACGGCAATTTCCGTACCAGCCCTGCCGGTGCAATCGGCCCTGCACAAGTTATGCCAGCAACAGCGCCCGAAGCGGCAAAGCTTGCCGGTGTACCGTTCAATGACCGCTTGTACCGTACCGATGCAGAGTACAATCTTACGCTTGGTCAAGCGTACTTCAACAAGCAACTACAAGACTTTGGCGACCCTTTAAAGGCAGCAGCCGCGTATAACGGCGGTGCCGGTGCGTTACGCCGTGCGGTGCGTAGGGCTACGAAAGCGGGTGAACCAGAAAATTGGGTTAACTACTACCCTAAAGCCAATACGGAAACGCCCGCGTACGTGCGCAAGTTTTCGGAAAGTTTTGGACCTAATGGTATTGGCGATACACCGCTTGCTAGCGCCGCTAATACTGCGCCTTCGAACAGCAATGCCGGTGTTGTACCGTTGCAGATGGAAGCCGTACCGGAACTAGACCCTGCGCTTGCTAACGTGGCACGCCCCGCAGCGCCCGAATTACCTAAGAAGGTGGAAAGCCAGCGTTTAGCCGTTGCAAAGCGTTTGATGGCTACGGGCAATCCTGACCTTATGGCGATTGCGCAAGGTTATTTAAATGAAGGCTTAGGCGAAGATTTTACGGCCAGTACCAATACTAACCAGCAACAGTTTCAACAGGGCCAGACCGGTTACACGGCAGACCTTAACAACTATGGCGATGCACAGTCAGCCGCCCGTGGTGACATGTACACTGGACGCCGTAACGCAGAAACGCGTAACTTTACACGTGAAACACAGAACAACAGTAATGCGTTCACAGTGGCTAACCGTGAAGACGAACAGAACTTCAACAACGCGGCGCGTGAAGATACACAAAGCTTTACGGCGCTTGAAAACGCGGCAGACCGTGACGCAACTTGGCGCAACATAAAGTCGCAGATTGACGCAAGCGCCGGTACAGCCGAAGAAAAGGTTGCCGCACGCCGTGCAGGGTTCTACAACACTGCAACGGGTGCCAAACTGTTTGACAAGATGCAAGCCGAATTGACTACCGCAAATGGAGCAGTCAATGACTTGGCACGCATGGAATACCTTGCTGGCCGTATTAAGTCGGGCGGTTTTATGGGCTTGCCGTGGCTTGATAGTATTGGCGGTGCAGTCAGTCCAGACATTGCAGAGTTTAACGCGTTAAGTTCTAAGTACACGCTTGACAAGATAGGTGGTAGCCTTGGGGCGCAAATATCAAACAGTGACCGTGACTATGTTGAGCGCCAAGCACCAAGCGTAGGCAAGCCCGCAGAGGCTAACAAGCGTTTGATACGTTTGCGTCGAGCCGTGGTAGAACGCGGTATCGAATATCAGAACCGCATGATACAGGCTATACCAGAGGGCAAGCAAGCTGAATTTGTGAGCAACTGGCAGAAGTACATTAACGCCGTGTCAATCAAGAAAAACATATCGTACGAAGACTGGATGGCTAGACGCCCTAAGTTCAACGCTAATGGCGAAAGGGTTAACTAATGCCCCTAGTCAAAATGCCGAACGGTGAAATTGTGGACATTGAAGACGGTACGCCGCCCGAAGTCGTAGCTAAAATACAAGCGCAGTACAAGGGCCGTACTAAAGCAGCTACCGCAACGCCACGTGCGAACGCGCCTAAACTTAGTAGCGAAGCACAGGAAGTGCAGCGCAGAGTTGCTAAGTTCCGAAAAGGCAGCACCAACAGTGGGGCGATAGGGGCGGGCAGGTCTTTAACGCAAGGTTTCCTGTCTAACTTTATGGATGAAACAGTGGGGGGTTTGCGGGCCGCTACGGTAGGTGTTAAAAATGCGATAGCAGAACGCGATATTAGCGAAATAGGTAAAGAGTACCGTATTTCACGCGACGTTGTTCGTACAGAAGACCGTGAGCGCAGCGCGGGCAACCCTGTAGCCGCTACAGTTGGTGAGGTAGCGGGTGCAATTGCGTCACCTATCGGTAAAGGCGTAGGCACTTTAAAAGGCTTGTCTAAGGGCGCGAAACTCGTAAACGCAGAAAAGATTGCAGCCTCTCTTGGCCGTGGTGCTACACGTGTGGCAAAGGTAGGGCCGGTAGGTAGTGCGGCACTAAGTGGGCTTACCCAAGGTGCGGTAGCCGCAGCCGGTGCAAGTGACGGCAACATAGGCAAAGACATTGGATACGGTGCACTTATGGGCGCAGCGTTTGGAGGTGCACTAGGCGCGGCGGGTAATGCCGCAGTACGTGCAACACAGGCTGTACGTGACCGTGGCGCAAAGCGTGCAACAGACGTAGCGTACAACAAAATTGCCGATATGTTAAAAATTGCCGGAAGTTCACCAGCACGTGCCGGTGCAGAACTTAACATTGCTAACGCACAACGCGGCGATGCAATGCTAATGGATTTAGCCCCGAACTTGCGTGCGCAAGCGGGGTATTTGAAGCGTAACCCGAATATCCGCAATTCGACCGAATTGGAACGGCGCGGTATGGAGCGTAT